ACCTCTTGTTAAAGTATAGTAGTCATTTGTAGTTGTAGTTTTACCCGTGTAATTGACATCAAATATGGCACTTGTTGATAAATCAACCACATAATCCCACTTGGTTCTCAAATAGTTCATAACTTGTGAAAACTCATTAGTAGTCAATTTACGATTATAGACCAAGAACTCATACATCTCTGAATTAGTAGTTAAAGTGCCCGAAGGAGTTCCAGCTAAATTACTTCCACCCATACCCATACCATTTATAGTTTTACCACTAAATGAGGTATTGGCTAAATTATATGTTGAAGTCAAATATGCTGAACTACCACTAATGATGTCCTCACCATATACTTTGGTAGGTGATAAATCACTATAATCTACGGAATATCCATTTAAGAAGTAATTGGAGATTGCCGCCATATCTGCTGTTGAATTACCTGGACTACCATATTGTAATGAAAAACCAGTTGTTGTTCCCGTTCTTAAATTATCAGTAATAGTTGAAACCATACTGATACTGATTTGTTGTGCTGTTGTTGGGTTAGTAGAACCAAAATTGTATAAAATTGTATTACAAGACCCGTGAGTTCCCAATGCTGATTTATTACCAGTATTTTTCTGAACCTTGAAAATTGTATAACCACTCGTTGCGTTAAAAGATTGTGATGTGTCTTGTTGAGTTAAAAGGCTTCTGTTTGCCGCAGTTGATGAGGATAAGAATAGGACAGCATTACTACTACCCGTTCCTCCCGTTGTAATGTATTCTGGTCGTCTTACTGATGTCGTAGCGGTCAATACCAAAGGTGTTGAACCCTTGCTCGTCCAACTCTCAACCAAATTACCACTTAAAGATAATGTTGAAGTATCATCAGCATCAAACCATAGTTGTAGTCCCGTAATACCACTTGGACTAAACACGGGTATTGGTGTTGCCGACGGAGTAGGGGTCATCGTCGGGGTTACGCTCGGTGTAGGCGTGGGAGTTACACTCACAGATGGTGTTGAACCAGTCTGTAATGGAGCACCCAACCAACCAAAGGCAGGCTTTAATTTCTCGGGGTCATACTCCCAAGATTTGTTAAACTTATTGAAAAGTTGTTGTTGTCTTTCCTCTAAACTAAGTGGAGTTTCTTCTTCTTTTTTTGCTCCAACAACTCTATAATTTTTGTAATTTCCAAGATGTCCCCATCCAATTCCTTTTCCCATATTCTTAAATATAAAAAAAGGGGGATTTCTCCCCCTTTTATGGTTTTATTTCTATTATCCAACGATTGATATTCCAGACACAACATTTGGTAATGTATCGTCAAGCAACATCATAGGTGATTTAGAGTAGAAAGTTAGGGTGATGGAGTATTGGTTAGAATCTCCCATCGCCGCACCACTTGCTCCACTACCTGCCGAAAGATATCCTCCGCCAAGTTCTAAACCAAGAGCATAAATGTCTCCGTTCATAGTTTCCGCAAATGCGGTCAGACCTCTATTTTGAGATAACAACTTAATTTGGTTTCTAATCTCAGTATCCATTTTAAGGAATACCAATACTAAATCTTGTTGATAAAATAGAGTGCCCGCTTCAAGTGAATTGTTGATAGTTTCAGTTAAAGAAGAACCTGCGTTCTTAGATAACTCAAAACCATACAGCGTTCCACTACCAGAGATGGTAGCAATTTCACCAGATACTTCTGTTGAGCCCGTAATAGTTCCGCCTAAGTAAACCTTAGTCAAACCTCCAACAGCAGAAAGACACTGGAGGGAGTATTGTGAACTAACGAGACAAGATGAATAGTCACTCATAATTGTAATTTATTAGATTTAGTTTATTAGTTTAAGTTGTTAGATACGAAGTTCTGTGGGAATGCGATGTTAGACGCAAGGTTGAATTGAGCTTGTGCTCTAACCTCGTTGTTGTCTCTTGAATACCACATATCCAATCTTTCGGTATCATCCAAGAGCCCGACACCAATCACCATCTGCGAGGATTTCCCAGCGGTGATTCTGTTAGTGCCAGCAAGACCTGGAACACCTACAACTCTGATTTTTGTTGCTGGGTGGAAAGTGATGAACTCTTGACCTGCTTGTTCTGGACTGAACGCAAAGTAGTTAGCCGTTCTCAAGTTTACAACATAAGAGTTGTAGTTTGACATAGACATAAATACGATTAGGTCGTCGTCCTCACGAATTGCGTCCGGTAATGCCGCAATCACCTCATCTACGCAAGTTAACATTGTAGAACTTGAAGGGGTAGTCGCTGAAACAACCAAGTTTACACCAGTTGTACCAGAAGAGATTGTGTAGTAGAAACCATCAAATCCGTCAGTTGCGTTAGTAGCAGTCCAAACCTTGTCCTCGACGAATTTCTGTATTTCTTTGACCTTTAGCTCAGCGATTTGCTGTTCGAAGGGTAATTCAGAGTTCGACGCAGGGTTGTTTAAGAACATACCAGCCCAATAGTTTCTAAGAGCCGTAGGACACAAAGATTCTTGGTAAAGGTATAATTTTGATGCTAAGTTTCTTTGTGTGAAAGTCGTAGCAGATAAGTTAGCTGTGTTATCCCAACCGCAACCACCGCTACCTATTGAGATAGTTGAACTCAACAAGTTGATTGACTGAGTTCCTTTTACGCCTGGTTGAATATAACAAAGTTCAAGGGTTTTAGCCTTAACGATTGACTCAGATAACAATAGTCCGCCAACTTGGTCGGTGTATGTTCCAATCTGAGTTAAGTCAAATGAAAAGTTATGCTTTTTCATAATTTTTTTATTCTGATTTTTTTTGTTTATTTAATTTTTATTTTGTTGTTTTTTAATTGAGATAATGCTTCCAATTTTGAGAACTTCATTGTCTCCATTTCTTCAACATATCCTTTTCTGTCATACACTTTTGTAGTCGCTGGTTCTGCTGAAAACTTACTGAACTTTTCCTTTAAGGTTTCGTTCTCTTTTTTCAACTCAGCCAAGTCATTTTTAATTGACTCAAACGCTTCCAAAATTGTTGACATCATCTCAGAAGCTAAATCTGCTGAGTCACCCTCAACATTGCTTCTTTCAACGATAATTCCGTCTTTGGTAATGAAACGGATTTTAACCTCATTACCTTCGGTGTCTTTTAATGTTACTTGATGTTCGGCATCTGGTGCTGGTGTCATACTTCCGTCTTCTCCAACTACCTCAACTTTTTCTCCGACATCAAATGTTGGTGATTCTAATTTAACTCCTTCTGGTGTCATCGCTTCGGTCATTTCAACCTTTGCTGCCTCAACTACCTCTTGCTCGGGTTCAGTTGATTTTTCCTCAATAGAGGTGATGATACCATCTTTTGTTTCAATAAGAAGACCTCCGTCTGTTTCGTGTAACCCGTCTAATGCTGGTTGTCTACCCTCTTCTGTTTTTACAAAGAGTTCGTCTCCAACCTTCATCTCGTCTGAGTCATTTTCCACAATAGTTCCGTCAAGTAGAGTAGCCTCTGACATCTTATTTTCCATCATCTTTAAGTCAGAGATTTTACCCTCTTTCATAGTGACTTTTGTTCCATCTTCTAATTCAATCATTCCGTCTGGTACTGGTATCTCACCTTCTGGTGTGATTAAGTAAACATCCGCTTCTAATTGTAATTCTTCAATTCTGAACTCAGCACCATCGGTATTTTTATACATACCGAAAGACGACTTTTGATAACCAAAGATTTCTCTAATTCTGTTGATTACTTCTTGTCTATTCATTTGATTTTGATTTATTGTTTATTTTATTGTTTTTTTTATGAAAAAAGGAGGTTCTCTGAAAACCAACCTTCAATGCTAAAACCATTTAGTTTATTCTGTTTAATTCTTTTCCATATATCAGAGTTGGCAACTTTCATAGTTACTACCCAAGTTCCTTTTGGAAAACTGAAACCCATTGCCGTTGATTTATCGTATTCTGGGTCTTCAACAATCCAACTTTCCTTAACATAACTATCAGCAGGTTTATCACTATGCTCCACATTTGTTTTATTCAACAGCATTTTTTTCATAAACTGCTCTGCTAATTTTCTTGTGGTATCTTCTGAAAAGAAGACATAGTATAAATCCCCTTGTTCTGCTCTGCGAATTATCATCTTATTTGGGATTACAGCAGCCCCCGTAATTTCCATCTTTTCCTCATCTATTGAGAATAATAATTTTCTCTCTTTCTTTGGCGGTTTACAAGAACAACTCATCTCCTCTTTGGATTGTTTTACTGGAACACAATTAGGGACAACCTTACCATTTAGTTCTTTTGTTCCAATTGCTTCATAACCAGGCCAACAAGCCTCAGTTAAATCAAATCCTACTCTTTTGATGAGGTCTACTTGGTCGTAAACAACCCCTTCTTTTTCTAAATTGTCAATAACTTTTGAGACCATTTCTCGTCTGTTATTTTCATCTTTAACTTGAAGTAGAATATCTATGATACCTTCAACCATTTCTTGGTCTTCTTCTAATGCTGAGAACTCACCTTTTCTGATTTGTTCCAACTTTCTTTGAGCCCACTCAACACCTTCGGAACCACCCCATCCCATCCAGGCGGTATAGCCTTTATC